CGTGAATTCCTAATATTGCTTTGATTCCGAATCGGACGATTTCCAAACTAATCCAGTTTGAGGTCTTTTGGCCGATCATTAGCAATATTATCTATCGAGATACACCAACACCGATCGAAGGATTTTCCGATCAAAGTTCTTCCCAGAACTCGGATACTGTTGGGATCGATCGTGAGGGAAAGCCACTTGAAACGGTAAGATGGCTATGGCTCCAACTATGAAAGCTTTGACCTTTTCGGCTGACGATGAATCTGCTCTGGAAAAGACTATCCTAGAGGCATTGTCGGGATCAACAGAGCTGAATATGGGAGTTCGGCGATGTGCCGCATTTGCCGCTGTCAACAATAATGTGTTTCTGTGTGAATTAACATCGAAGGAGACGCGAGGATTTATCGGCAAAATTGCCGACAAGACCCGCGGTCGCATTTTTATTGATCACGCAGTAATCCATCTGATGTACATTCCAGTAATCTTGAACACAACTCATGCTGTCGCTGACTTGATGATCAAGAATATGGCTACAATGGATGAAATGTACAGCGGTACCAGAGTGAACCTAAATGAGGCTTTTGTCTTGACTATGACTTGGCCTCGATCATTATTTGCAGATGACGTTCATAATCACAAGGGCTTATACCTTGGTGGAACAATTTCCTGCAGTTCTTCAGTGCCTAAAGGTGCCAAAATTGGGATGTGGTACCCCTTTTGGTCCGAAAAAGTGTCAAACAAACAACTGTATCAGAAAACAGTTGAAGTGGTTAACACTAAGGCTATGGAGACCTATGTTCGAAAAATGATAGGTTCCGACAAAGAAATGCGAAGTTTATTGAGAAGTCGTGCCTCAATTGATATTGCCGCCAAGACCGCAGAACGGCCCGTATCGTGTAACGAATACGTAAATCTGTTGGACAACAATGCCACTGGGATTGATTTTACAGTCAGACAGATTAAGGAAGCTGAAAATCCAGATGAGAAATCTAGCGATGTTACAACCGTTTTGGGACCTAAAATGGTTCCCATAGAGCATGCCGCTGATTTAGACTCTGGAAAGCTTGTCACTCATGGAGATGGGAATCTCCTGAGAGCATAGTAAAGTGTTTCTAAGACATGGGGGGTTCTTGGAAGATAGGAGCTAGTACCTCAGCTGTGAGTTGAAATATTTTAGCAGTGAATTCGGAAAAGTCCGTATAGGGCTGATAAGCTGCTGTTTGAGCTTACCTGAGATGTATGAATACTTTGACCAAGAATCCAGACCAACCATCCAACGCCATGTCTTCACAGAGGAGCAGAAACACAAATCGCTTCAATGCTTGCCAAAATCATTTTGATGAACTTGATGCCGCGAATTGTTCGCGATGCGCCAATAACAATGGTATTGTTAATAACAGACAGCGCCGAAACGCTCGTCGGGCTGCTGCATTCCGCAATCAAAATGCGATGAGACCGGTTCCTGTCATTCCGGTTTCCCGACCCTCTCAGAAAGTGTCCTTTAAGCTCCCGGGCAATCAAGTCTGGGTAACTAAAGTCGCCAATGAGTGGGCAGCGAAGACAGTCGATACCAACGATGCTATTGCGTTGAAGTCCATTTTAAATGGAATTCCCGAAATCACAAGCGAGTCGAAAATATTCCGCTTGTTAATTGGTTTTGTCGCCGAGTCTGACGGGACTTTTGGGCTCGTTGATGGTGTTACCGGAAACGTGATTCCTGATCCCCCAATCATTGGTCGGTTGGGGTTTCAGAAGAACACTTACCGAAGTAGAGATTTTGATTTGGGTGGTAAATCCCCTGATCAACTCTCTGAACGTGCGATCGTCTGGTGTCTGGATGATCACCGTAAAGATGCCAAGCGCGTGCGGTTGGCTAACTATTGGTTAGCCGTATCACGACCTGCGCCTTTGATGCCACCAGAAAATTTTCTGGATGACGGTAATCAATGAAAGATTACCAACCTCAGCATTTATGATGCTGAGTTGCCTTGCATGAGGGACAATTCTTGTGCAAGATGCGGATTTCGCCCTAAGTACATTGTAGATCAATGTATTTGGAGGTGCACATATTGTGGTTATCCACATTATGCATAGTTGCCACGCATCCGGGCATAAATCTATGAATTCCGTTGTGAAACATTCCGAATCGGACGATTTCCACCGAAAGGTGAGACCTTTGGGTCGATGTTTCATATGATGCTACTAGTAATTAAATTACTAGTAATGCCTCCTAAT